GTGGAGATAACGAAGAACTAGAGCATGTCGGTGACGGATTACTCAGCGGTATTGTAGCTGACTATCTCAAGCAACGATATGGAGGGCAAGGCGAGGGTTTTCTTACAAGTCTTCGCACTGCTATCGTGAATAATGATAGTCTAGGTCATTTAACTGAAAAGATTGATATAGGTAAGCATTTAATTATTAGTCGTCATCAAGAGGAAGTGTGTAATGGTCGTCGTAATTTGAGATTATTGGGCTCTTTGTTTGAAGCATGGCTTGGGGCAATTTATTATTCTGAAGGAGGCGGTGGAAAAGGATTTGAAGCAACACAAACATTTGTAGTATGTGTAATCCAAAAACATGTTGATTTTGTTGACCTCATTACATCTAATACAAATTACAAGGACCAAATTTTAAGATTCTTCCAAGCACAATATCATGTTCCGCCAACATATAAAGTTCTACATGAAGAAGGTCCAACCCATGATAGAACATTTACAATTGGTATTTTGGACCTTTCTGGGAATGTTATTGCTAGCTCTAGTGCTAAGAATAAGAAGATTGCTGAACAAGACGCTAGCCGTCTTGCATTAGCAGTTTTACAAACTGTCTAACAAGACGCTAGCCGTCTTGCATTAGCAGTTTTACAAACTAGCTAACAAGACGCTAGCCGTCTTGCATTAGCAGTTTTACAAACTGTCTAACAAGACGCTAGCCGTCTTGCATTAGCAGTTTTACAAACTGTCTAACAAGACGCAAGTCGTCTTGCATTAGCAGTTTTACAAACTAGCTAAAGTTTTACAAACTGTCTAACAAGCAACGCTTACTTATTAAAAAACTTCTCTACGACTAATTAGAGATGAGTGAGACTGAAAAAAAAGGTTTCAAATTAAGAGGATTTATAAAAAAAGGAGAAAAGGTTCTTGCAAAAGAAGCCCCATTAGAATTAAAAAATGTTGCCGCTCAACAAGAAGAATTTTTAGATGCAAAGCCTTCCGTTCTTACAACAGCCGTAAAACAAATGTTTGGAAAGCCAAAGCCATCAATTGAGAAATCATCAGTACCTATTATTGTAACAGCAACGATTGAAAAGAAGTTTGAAACTGCAGCAGTCAAAGAAGAAGAAAAGAAACAGCCACCACCAAAACTCGAAGAAGTCTTAGAAGAAGATTATACTGAAGCCTTACAGAAACTCAGTGATTTAATTTTAGAAGAAGAGAAAGGTGATCATTATGTAAATGAGATTCCAAAGGCTTATGTACCAGATACAAGAAGAGGATTCTCAGACTTTATTAAAGGTGAATTTGATACATTTATGTTAAAGCCTATATCTGAGCAAGAACCTGTTGCCGCTGGTGATAAATATCCTTATCAAAAGTTTATTCGTGAGTATATACGACAAGCTTCTCCATATAGAGGTATTTTAGTATATCACGGCTTAGGCTCTGGTAAGACATGCTCTGCTATTGCTGCTTCTGAAGCACTGTTTTCAACATCAAACAAAAAAATTATTGTAATGACACCAAGAAGTTTACGCAAAAACTTTTTGAATGAAATTTCATTTTGTGGATTCCGTCACTACAAGTTACAAAATTATTGGGTAAAACTCGATAAAACAGTACCTATACATGTAGCATTTGCAAAATCTGTATTAAATATATCGGATGCACATTTAAAAAAGGCGACAAGTATTTGGGTTCCAGATTTTGAACAAGAGCCTAATTATAATTCTTTATCACCTGATGAGCAAACTGAGATTCGTAAACAAATATTATCAATATTAATTTATGACGAGAAAACAAATCCTACTGGAAGAATTCATTTTATCAGTTATAACGGTATTGATTCTATGAAGTTAAAGAAAATAGCATGTGATAATCCTACATATTTTGATGATTCAGTAATTATTGTTGATGAAATACACAATCTTATACGTTTAATGACAGGCAAGATTGAGCCATATTTGACAAGTGAAACAACCAAAGCTGGTGATAAAATTAAACGAAGAATAGTTCAAGAGACAGTTGGTGCAGATAAATGGAAACCTTCATTATGTCTAAGCCCACGTAACTATCGTAGAGGATATTTATTCTACAGACTATTCTTATCAGCAAGAAATTCTAAAATTATTGGATTATCTGGAACACCACTTATTAATTTCCCTGAGGAGTTAGGAATTCTAGCAAATGTACTGCATGGTTATATTTCTACAGTTGAAGGTATTGTTGCCGTATCTGGTGATGAAATACTAAAACGTATAAATTCAATGTTGTTAGAGTTTGCTTATACAGATTTTGTACGTGTAGAGCCAGATTCAGCAGGCTCTGGAACTCGTTTCTTAGTGTCACTGTTACCAGAAGGAGTTCGTAAAATATCAAATGATATTGGCGTTGAAAGATTTCCTGATGGTACCTCAATTCCATCACTACAAGAGATTCTTGCAGAATTAAAAGCTCTTTTTACTCAAAAAGGATTCCGTTTTTCATTGGAGCCGCAACTTGTCGCTAAACCTTTGTTGCCAATTTATCATGAAGATTTTATAAGTAAATTCATTAATCCTTCAGGTAAGATTACTAATAATATTGTTCTTATGAAAAGACTCACAGGTATTGTATCTTATTACAAAGGTTCAAGACAAGACCTTATGCCAAAAGTGGTTCGTGATACTATTGTTCGTGTACCTATGTCAGAATATCAACAGAATAAATATATTATTGAAAGAGCTGCTGAAATAGATAAAGATAAGAAATCAAAAAGTAAAAAAGGCTCAAATCCAATTATGTCAGAAGTCTTTCAAATGAATGAATCTACTACTTCAAATTCTTATCGTATGGCTTCACGCCAAATATGTAATTTTGCGTTTCCACCTCAAGTTGTAAGACCAAGACCAAATAATATTGAAGAATTAGAATTAGAAGCACCAGATGATGAAGATATTCTAGATACTGCTCCAGATACTAGTAATAATGAAAACTTCCCAGAGCTTGAAGATGATGTAGAAGAGTTATCTAAAGAAGAAATAAAAGCACAAGAAGATGCTTTAGAAGAAGTACAAGTCCAAGAGCAAATGCAAGAGCAAATGCAAGAGCAAGAAGATGCTGAACAAGAAGATGCTGAGCAAGAAGATGCTGAACAAGAAGGTGGTGATAATAGTGATGAAGAAGATGAGGCGCAAGAAGAAGTCCAAGAAAATCCAGCCACTACAATGTATAAGAAATATTTCAAAATGAGAGTCAAGAGAATTTTAAATGAAAGATTACCTCAAGGAGCTACACTTGAAGAGAAAAAGGCTCTTAAGAAAGTAATCAAGAAAGAAGTTAAATTAAAAGTATCAGAAGAAATGGAGACTATAGAGCCTACATTAGAATACTTTAAAGAACAATATGATAAAGAAAAACGATTGATTTTAACAAGACAGCAGCAATTGTTACAGGATCAAGCAATAGAAACTAGCAAACCAAAAACAGTACTGAAGCCAAGACTAAAAACCGCAAAGGAAGCATTAGCATTAACAACCGCAAAACAATTAACATTAAGTGATTGCAAAATAGGTAGAAAACAAGGAGAGTTATATAAAGATGCAATTGATAGAGTTAAAAGGTGTTTAGTACAATTTGCATCAGATAATTTACGTGCGGATAGACCTGAAGGGCTAACTATACTAAGTGCTAAATATGTTGCTATGTTAAATAATATTCAAAATACACCAGGATCAAGTTTAGTATATTCTCAGTTTTTAGATATGGAAGGTATTGGTATTTTCCGTATGACAATGGATATAAATGGATATGCACCTATTGAAATAATATCAACTGATAAAGGAAATTATCAATTTAGTGAAAGAACAATTGCTTCATTTAAAAAAGGAACTCTTCAACCTCGATATATTACATTCTCTGGTCAAGAAAAAGAGGATGTACGTAAATTAGGTCTTGATGTATTTAATGCTCGTTTTAATGAACTGCCAGAATCGTTACTAAATGTTTTATTAGAATCTGGATTCAAAGAAAATGATAATAAACGAGGACAAATATGCAGAGTATTCTGTATTACAAGTGCGGGTGCTGAAGGTATTTCATTAAAGAATGTGCGAGCTGTTCATATTATGGAGCCATATTGGAATTATGTTCGTCTGAAGCAAGTAAAAGGCCGTGCTATTCGTATTGGCTCTCACTTAGATTTACCACCAAAAGACCGCAATGTTTCTATTTACACATACGTGAGTGTATTCTCTAAAGAATCACAAGTTGCTAAATCTGGCCCCATGAAAATTGATGAAACTGTATCTATGAAAGATGGTGTTACACGTAAAGAAGCAATTGAGTATGGAATCCCTATTGAAGAAGGAATGTCAGCATATACTTTAACATCTGATGAACATTTATATGTTGTTAGTGAGATAAAGAGAAATATTATAGAGCAACTTGAAAATACAATGAAATCGGCGGCTATTGATTGTGAAATAAATTATGCAGAAAATAAAGATGGAACATTTAAATGTTATCCATTAAAGGGTAGTGTTGGAGATTTCTTATACCATCCTGACATTGAAAAAGACATACTGGAATCAGCATCTATGTTTGAATTAACAGAAAAGAAAGAGAAGGTTGAAAAGAAATCACGTTATACTACATATAAAGGTGTGCGTTATGCGATTCTAGAAGAAGAAGGTACTAATAAATTTAAACTATATGACCCAGATGATTTAGAAACTCCTATAGGAGAAGCACAATCGAAAGATGGAAAACCAGCATTACCTATTACATTGTACTAAGCAGGGAGACTTGTTACTAGTCTATTATAACAAGTTCCTTGCTCTGCAAGTGGAGGATCAGCCCATAAAGCAACACCATTATTTAACATATTCTGGTAATTCATTTCCCAATCAATAATCTCACGGAATGGAATAAATGTTTTAACAATTTTTTCTAAATAAGGAAGTTGAAACATCATAGAATCAGTACAGCGATACACAAATTGATGAGGAGGTACATATGCTTTTGTTTTACTATAATATGATGATGGTGCTTCAGGCGGTCTAGTTCCAACACCTTCACCAAGACTTACATAATCCCATGTTTTTTCTTTCAAGTCGCTTAGTAAATCTGTCAGATTCTGTACGAAATTATCACGTAACCAAATATCAGATTCTAAAATAATAACTTTTTTGTATTTAAATTCAACTGCATCTTTTACACAAGAATAAAAATTAATAGCTAGTGATATTTCACCTTTTGATAGTCCACGTCCTTTGAATGTTAATCCGGGAACAGGTCTTGGAAGAAAAGGGTCATATACATTAAATATAATATCGTTTGTAAGCTCATCACTCCACACTGGAGCCATAAATTCAATTACTGATTCTGGAATTCCAGAATCATTTAGGTGTTTCACCAATCGGTCGTAGCGCTCTTTTTCTTTCTCGCTATGACAGATTACATAAACCTTTTCTATTTCACTAGGCCACTCCATTTAGTTATTTTATATAGTCTTTTATTTAGGCATTGTTGGAACGAATTCTTGTAGCAGAATCCATATCACGAGTAATTACTCTAAATGTAAGTTGCGTCTGCTTACTTAAGTTAATAAGACGAGCACCACCAAAGTTTACATTTGTAATAGCACTCGCTAGTGCTTGATTTGCTGCGCTAGTTCCGCCAAAAGGGGAAATAAGCACAGAGCCTGTTGTGGGGTCTACATATGGTGCTTGAACTACTATTAAATTGGCATACCCAACATTATTTACACCATCTGTATAAACAGTTCCAGCGGTATAACCAGTTCCTACAATTAAGAATCCAACAGATTGTTCTAAATATCCTTTGAAATCTGATTTAGCGGCTGCATTGCCAGAAATCAAATCAGTATTTACACCTTGAATGCGAATTCTATCATTTTTAGTAAAAGCAAATCTATTAAAATATGTCTTTGTTCTTATAATGTAATATGTTGCATTATTGTTTGTATCTTTTACAGCAGCATTAACATATACAGAAGCACTTGTATAACTACTAAATACAGTTGAAGCAAAGATACCACTAATATCAAGTGTATCAAGTGTATCACTTACTAAGTTGCCATTAGGTCTCTGTAATTGAATTGTCATCTTTGTGAGTGTAGCAAGTGGTGTAGGATAGTAAACCTTTTGGCATTTCAAGAATTTAGGAATCATAGCTAAGAATCCGGGATTGTTTGTTGTACTATCAGAAATCCATTGTGCGTCATATTGTAGAGTTGCAAATGCTCTATCGAGTGTGTCATCTGTGCCATAGACATTGGATTCTAGTTCATCAACATGTACAATAACACCAGGCTCGGTTAATACATTTAAATTTGTAGTTGTTCCATATGTTGGTGCACCACCAGTTCCAGTATTTGTAATAAGAGTATTTACAGATTCATTTGGTATTAGTGCTTTTACCATTTCAATACGAGTAATATTGTGAAAACGCATATTGGCCGATGGAGACATCTTGAAACCTTGTCCATTGTTGGCAGGATTGAATGTAACTGAAAAATTGTAACGATTTTCTCTCTGATTATTATACCAGTCACGGTCAGCGGAATATAATACTAAATTATATTCATTTTCTTTGTATGACAGAATCTCATCTTGAGGAATAATAATATCTTGTGATAATGCTGGTTTAATGCGAATGGCTTCAGGTTTTGCTAGTGTAGGATTCATAGTTGCAACTCCAGAACCTTGTGATTCTTGAATGAGGTCCTTTAAGAAAGTTCCAGAAAATGAATCATCTCTATTTGCTTCAATTTCACGGCTTTTTTTAGCTTTTTCAAATAATGAAATTGCAGGAATATCATTTGAATCTTCAATAGCAATTCTAAAATCTGGTGCAGGAGGCATCAATACTTTTTGTTCTCCAACACCTCTTTCATTCTGTAATGCCGTAAATCTAGAGCCAACATCTTCTCTTAATGGAGGCTCTTTCATACGTGTATCAGCATCAGAAGAAGAAGAAATAGCTCCACGATTTAAATATGAATTGAAATCGGATACAACAGCCTTTAATACTTCTTTATTCATTGCTGGAAGAGAACCATTAGGGTTTGCAGAATTTACTTCACCCATATAATGGTGGACTGTTCTCATTAAACGTTCTTTTTGCTTTTCATTAATTTGATTATTAGTACGTCGAACAAAATCGCCATATACTAAACGATTTAACATAGCTTCATTTTGTTGAGTTAAGAAATCACTACTCATCTATCTAACAAGAATTACTATTATGTTGAGAATAACCAATCGCGTAAATCAAGCATATAATTATCCGGAGGCTCTCTTCTTACAAAAGTTGTAATATCATCACCAGCAAGCATTCTTATGATGAAATATAAACAATACATTCCACATTCACTATTTCCATATTGAAATCGATGCCCGTTATATAACAACTCCATATCTTTATTTTGTTCCTTCAACCATCTCATAAATGTTTGAATTTGTGAAGGTATTTCTACACCTTTAATTTTTGAAGAAGACTTGCCATAAGAATCAAAGTAGTATGTTTTATTCTTTACTAAATCTGTGAAGGTTGCAACCCAATGACTACCACTTTCATCATGTTTATCTAAATTATATATAATACCAATATACTTCTTACCTTGTTGTATAGCATTAGTAATATTTAATTCACATATTTCTTGTATAAGACATTTTTTAGAACCAGCGCCGGCACTAGGGTCTGGGGCTGCAAAATCAATAGGGTAAGGTCCCATAAATAAAAATTCTGGAAATGATTCAATATAATGTTTCATTACATTTTCGATATCTAAGTTGTTTAACCATTTATCGGGATCATTTTTCCAATCATCCGGTTGTTTGGGGCGAAGATATTGTTTTATAAGTTGATTCTTACGTGCATCATCCAATGGAAGAGCCTTTACAAAACTATATTCTTTCTTTGGTGTAATACCTAGTTTAGTTTCAATAGCTGCTCGAGTAGGCTCTACATTTAATTTAGTAGCGACTTCATTTAATACATCTTGTGGAATACATCCTTGCTCTGGTCTTACAGAACCAACTCTTGGGTGGCATTGCTCTGGACCAGGATCTGGGAAATTACTTTTATTACCACCAACTTTTATGCTTCGCTTTTTTATTGTTCTATTACCTCCTTTTCTACTTTTATTTTTTTT